ATTGATATACGTAAAGGTATGTAATGTTGGGTTATTATAAATATCTGTATAATGAAACTTTGACTATGGGCGTATGAATAATACGATTTTTGAATAACAATAATGTTAATTAGCTAATTAAGAGGAGAATAAACCTATGGCATTTCAAGTATCACCAGGTGTTCTCGTACAAGAAAAAGATTTAACTAGAATTATACCTGCGGTATCAACATCAATTGGTGCTGTCGCTGGTCAATTTAATAAAGGACCTTTAGATGAGGTCGTGGCTATTTCTAGTGAACAAGAGCTTGTAGATACATTCGGCAAACCAGATTCAACTACGTTTGAATACTTTTTTACAGCCGCTAACTTTCTACAATACTCTAATTCTTTGAGAGTAGTACGAGCATCAAACTCAGGTTCTACAAACGCTAACTCATCAGGTTCAAGTGTACAAGTAAAAAATGTTGACGACTATGAATCAAACTATGAAGATGGATCAGGCGTAGTAGGAACTTTCGCAGCTAGAACAGCAGGAGCTTGGGGAAACAATTTACTTGTTTCTACTTGTCCTTCAGCAGCTGCCTATGAACAAACAACAGCAGGCGCTTCAATATCATCTGTTGACCAAGCTGATGTAGCAATCGGCGACACAACTATTGATGTTGATGACGGAACTGACTTTAATGTTGGTGACATAGTTGCCTTTTCAACAACAGCTGCTACAGCTGATTTTGATGATGGCGAAGAATATAGAATAACAGGAATCTCTACAAACGAATTGACAATCGTACAACACCCAAGAGGTGCTGGTGGTTTAAAAAAGGCTGTAGTAGATGACTCTCACATAAGAAGAAGATGGAGATATTACGACTCTGTTGACGGCGCTCCAGGAACTTCAGCATATGTATCTGACAGATCAGGTTCAGGTGATGAAATCCACGTAGTTGTTGTTGACCAAGATGGCGGTATTTCAGGTACTCCAGGAGAAGTAATTGAAACGTTTTCTAAATTATCAAAAGCTTCAGACGCTAAAACACCACAAGGCGGAACTAACTACTATCCAACTGTAATTAAAAATCAATCTAATTACATTTACTGGATGGATCACAATACAGCTGGTTCTAACTGGGGTAGCGCTGCTGCTTCAACTATATTTACAGCAGTTAGTACACCAACTAACGAATCACTATCTGCCGGTTCAGATGGTTCAACTGTAACTACAGGTGAATTAAAATCAGCTTATGACAAATTTGCTGATGCTGATACTGTAGATGTTGGTTTAATTATGGCAGGAAAAGGTGACGCAACTCACATTGATAACCTTATCACAATAGCAGAAAACAGAAAAGACGCTGTTTTATTTGCTTCGCCAGAAAGAGCTGACGTAGTTGATATTGCAAACTCTAATACACAAACAAATAACGTGATCGGATTCTTTGATAGTATCAGATCATCAAGTTATGTTGTGTTTGATAGCGGTTACAAATACTGTTATGACAGATACAATGATGTGTATAGATATGTACCATTAAACGGTGATGTTGCTGGCCTAGCGGCTAGAACAGATTTAACAGCAGATGCTTGGTATTCACCAGCAGGCTTTAATAGAGGTATTATTAGAGGCGCTGTTAAATTAGCATACAATCCAACTAAAGCACAAAGAGATCAACTTTATCCTAAGAGAGTTAACCCCGTGTCAACTTTCCCAGGTCAAGGTACAGTTCTTTTTGGTGACAAAACTGGATTATCTTCACCATCTGCCTTTGACAGAATCAATGTAAGAAGACTTTTCATTACTTTAGAAAAGGCTATCTCTACAGCTTCTAAATTTCAACTTTTTGAGTTCAATGATGAATTTACAAGAGCGAACTTTAGAAATATCGTAGAGCCATTCTTACGAGAAGTACAAGGTAGACGAGGTATCACAGACTTTTTAGTAGTATGTGATGAAACTAACAACACAGGCGAAGTAATTGATAGAAATGAATTTGTAGCAGAAATCTTTGTGAAACCTGCTAGAAGTATCAACTTTATTACTTTACAATTCGTCGCAACCAGAACTGGCGTGGCTTTTGAAGAAGTCGCTGGGTAATTTTAGAAAGAGGAGAAATTAAATATGCCAAATATAAATGACTTCAAAGCTAAACTTGCTGGCGGTGGCGCTAGAGCCAATCAGTTTAAGGTTACAATGCCTTTTCCTGGTTACGCACAAGTTGGTGGCGAAATAGAAGACTTAGCGTTTTTATGTCGTGCTACATCAATTCCAGGTATGGAAGTTGCCAATATCAATGTACCTTTTAGAGGTAGATCAATTAAGATAGCTGGCGATAGAACTATACCTGCTTGGTCGGTTACTGTTTTTAACGATACAGATTTCAAATTAAGAAACGCATTTGAAAGATGGCAAAACGGTATAAACAATATGACTGACAATGAAGGATTAACAAATCCAGTTGACTATCAAGTTGACGCTTTTGTTGACCACCTTGACAGAAACGGTAATACAATTAAATCGTACACATTGAGAGGACTATATCCACAAAATATAGCTCCGATTGAACTATCGTATGACGAAGCGACAGCAATTGAAGAATTTGCTGTTACTTTTGAGTACCAATACTTTGAAAGTAATACTACAACTTAATATTAATAAAGGTGGCCTGGTTCTCCAGGCCGCCTTTTAAAAACTATTATAAGTAGTAGTACAAAGGAGAATAAATTATGGCTGAATTATTTGGATTTAGTATTACAAGGGCTAAGAAACAAGCCGATCCAAAACAAAGCTTCACAACAACCCAAGCAGATGACGGTACACAAACTGTTGCCGCTGGTGGTTATTTTGGTCAGTACCTTGATATGGAAGGTACGGCAAAGAGTGAGGCGGATCTAATACGAAGATATAGAGAAGTAGCTTTACACCCCGAGTGTGATATGGCAATTGAAGATATTGTCAACGAAGCTATTGTCGCTAATGAATTGAAAGACGCTGTAAGAGTAAATGTTACAGATTTACCTTATGGAAAAGAAGTAAGAAATAAAATAGAAGACGAATTTAAAAACGTATTAAGATTACTAAACTTTAATACAAAAGGCCACGACATCTTTAGAAGATGGTACGTTGATGGCCGAATATACTATCATAAAATTATTGATAGAAATAGTCCTGTAAAAGGAATTACAGAATTAAAATATATTGATCCTCGTAAAGTAAAAAAGATTAGAGAGATCAGAAAGAAAAGACCAGATGGTCCTGTACCACACGGCCTTTCAGTTGTAGATGAGTTTGTTGAATACTTTGTTTACAATGAAAAAGGTGTATCTGGTTCAACTTCAGGTGCTGGTATAAAAATAGCACCAGACACTATTGCTTTTTGTCCATCAGGATTAATTGACCAAAACAAAAATATGGTATTGTCTTATTTACATAAGGCGATTAAACCAGTTAATCAATTAAGAATGATTGAAGACGCTGCTGTTATTTACAGAATAGCAAGAGCGCCTGAAAGAAGAATATTTAAGATTGATGTTGGTAATCTACCAAAAGTAAAAGCTGAACAATATTTACGTGATGTTATGGCAAGATATAGAAATAAACTTGTCTATGACGCTTCTACAGGTGAGATTAGAGATGATAGAAACTATATGTCAATGTTAGAAGACTTTTGGTTACCAAGTAGAGAAGGTGGTAGAGGTACAGATATTTCTACATTACCTGGTGGTCAAAATCTTGGCGAGATTACAGATATAGAATATTTTAGAGCAAAACTATATCGTTCTTTAAATGTTCCTGTAAGTAGATTAGAAGCTTCTCAAGGGTTTAATTTAGGAAGAGCTTCTGAGATTACAAGAGATGAATTAAAATTTACTAAATTTGTTCAAAGATTAAGAAAGAAATTTACTGAAATCTTTAATGATTTATTGAGAACTCAATTGATCTTAAAGGGTGTCATAAATGAGGACGATTGGATTGAAGTAAGAGATTGTTTACAATATGATTTTTTACAAGACGGTCATTTCGCCGAATTAAAACAAACAGAAATGTTAAGAGAAAGATTAGCATTGGCCAATGAAATGAGAGATTACATTGGTAAATTCTTTTCAGTATCATATGTGAGAAAAAATGTACTTAAACAAAACGAAAGAGAAATTGAAGATATGGACAAACAAATCAAAAAAGAAATTGATGACGGCATTATTGCTAGTCCTACAGCTCAATCTTCCGATTCAGAAATTATATAAAAGGAGTAAATTATGGCAGACATAAATGATAACACAAAAAACTTTATTGACCAATTAGCAAACGGTAGTAGCGCTGACGCTGGAGAAGCTTTTAAAGACGCTTTAAGAAGTAAAGTAGCAGACGCTTTAGATAACGCTAGAAAAGATATAGCAGGAAATATGTTTAATGGAAATGTTGAAGCTGCTGATTATAGCGATCCAAAACCAACTATAGCTGATCCTGGAACTTTTAATCCAGACGGTTCAATTTCACCCACTACAACAGCTGGTGCTGATGGTGAGGCACAGATTGATTTAACACAAGGTGTTTCAGATGCAGGTGAGTCAAATAGTTAAAAAAAATTTAGAAATAGATTCTCAATCATTTAAAGATTTAAGCCCTTTAATGAAAGAAGCGGTAAGTGATGTTTTTAAATTAATAGAAAAAGAAACAGGTGATATTATAACAAGATTTGAAAATTCTGTTAATAAAGTAGCAGAATTTCATAATATAAATTCAGAAAAATTTAATGATTATTTTGATAAAGAAATATTAGAACAATTAGGAGAAAAATAAATGGCCGATACTTGCGTTAAAATAAAAGGAACTACTACAGCTGCTGGTGCTTTAATAAGTGCTAGTAATTTTGGTAGAGCTCATTTTGTTAGAATACAAACACAAGCTGCTGCTAATACTATTACATTAAAGAATGCTGGTGGTTCTACACTAGGCACTTTAATATTAGTAGCTGCGAATGATAGTATTATAATTGAAAAAGAAGAATCAGATACTTTACAAACATCTGGTAACGCTGTAGGTGTAGCTGTAAGCTCACCAAGATAATATGACAATATCTGCTACCAAGTTAGTTGATGATGACGATAAAATTATTGTTAATGCTAATGGTGTAGGTAGTGAAACAGAGCAAATACTTGTTGATGTTGTAAATTCAAACAATGCTTCAAGTGAACCAAAAGTTTCAATTGCTAACATACAATACGAAGTAGTTGGCACAGGAGATGTAACTGTATTTTTTAAAGGTGATACATCAAAAAGTCTTATAATAAATGGTAGAGGTAATTACGGCCTTAAACCAAGTGAAGAAAGAATTAAAGACGCAATAGGCGATATTTTATTAACAAGTGACTCTAACGTTACAAAATATAATATCGTTATAGAGGCACAAAAGGAATCGGGTTATACAAATGGCTGATACAGTAACAACACAAACAATAGCTGACACATCTGGTGTTAAGTTTGTAACTAAACTAACAAATATATCAGATGGTACAGGCGAAACTTTAGTCAAAAAAGTTGACGCTTCTGAACTAACTTTTATGACCGAAGATGGTAATAGAAAAATTAGTAAAATATGGTTTTCAATTAACACGGCAAACAGTAAATCTGGAGTTGAGTTAATATGGGATGGAGCTACAAATGCTACTGCCATGTTCTTATCGGGACAAGGCCATTTTGACTTTAGACCATCAGGAGATGAAATACCAAACAATTCTACAACACCAACAGGTGATGTATTGTTGAGTACCAAAAACTTTGCTAATGGTGATAATTACACAATAATAGTAGAGTTTAGATAAAAAAGTTTATAAATATATACAAGAGAGAGATTTTATGAAACTTATTTCCGAAGAAGTACAAAACGCCGAATATCTTATTGAAGAAAAGAACGGCAAAAAAGAATACAAAATAAGAGGTGTATTCTTACAATCTGAAATTAAAAATAGAAATGGAAGAGTCTATCCAAGAGAAATTTTGGTTAGAGAAGTGAATAGATATACAAAAGAATTTATCAATAAAAACAGAGCCTTTGGTGAGTTAGGACATCCTGACGGACCAACAGTAAATTTAGAGAGAGTATGCCATATGGTTAAATCTCTAACACAAGATGGTAAAGATTTTATTGGTGAGGCAAAAATTATGGACACACCATACGGTAAGATTGTTAAAGGTCTTATAGACGAAGGTGCTCAATTAGGAGTATCAAGTCGTGGTATGGGGTCTTTAATACAAAGAAACGGCGTAAATTACGTAAAAGACGATTTTTACTTAGCTACGGCCGCTGACATAGTAGCAGATCCATCTGCTCCTGACGCTTTCGTTGAAGGCATTATGGAATCAAAAGAATGGGTTTGGGACAATGGTGTACTCAAGGAAAAAGACATAGAATCTTGGAAAAATCAAATCCGTACTGCTAGACAGCGTTCATTAGAAGAAGCTAAATTAAAAGTCTTTGAATCGTTTCTTAAAAAACTATAGTTTTATAAATATACTTACAAAGAAAATTTATAAACGTTTATAAAGAAAAAAGGAGATTTTCAATGGCCGAAACAGAAAAAACTATTGAGGCGATGGAACAACAAGCTGTATTAGAAGCTAACGCTGCTAATCCTATGGCTGATGCTCCAAAAAAGAATGCTGTAGCGGCTGAACCTTCAAAACTATCTAATAGTGCTGAAGATTTAGGTGCACCGGTTGTAAAACCAACTGACAGCAATCCTGACGCCACAAAGAAAATAAGTCAAGTTTCTGGTGACCCTCAACAAAAAGCTCAAGGTTCTGCTGACGCTATGCCTAAGCTTAAAGAGGAAGAAGAAACTGACAAATCGGATGAGAAAAAATCTGAAGTTAAAGAAGGTGAAATGCCTAAGGCAGCCTTAGACGCTCTTAAAAAATCGCAAGATAAAAAAGAGATGT